ACGCATCCTGTTGCATCTGGGTTGTGATCGGATTTTCGTGCGCTATGTCGAGAATCACCAATCCACCCATCAGATTTACGCAAACGCTCTGGGAAGCAATCATCTACTTGCTCTCTAAATTGAACAGCAGATTTTGATAACCAAGGTTTCATTAGCCAAGCAAAACTTGAAGTTCATCAGCTGTCAAACCAAGACGATCAGCAATGGCTTGGCGTGCTGCTGCTTTTGTTTCGGCTTCAACTTGCGCTGCTACAAATTCTTTTGTTTTTGCTTCTCTTGCTTTTTTCTCAACAACAGTTTCATCACGCTCGGTAATAACTTCCTCGCCTGTTGTAATGTCTAATGTTTTTTCAATAATTTTCATATTATGCTCCATATACATAAACTTTGCCACCATCAAGATTACCAAAATCTGAGTGGACGCTTATACTGGTAATTGTTGCACTTGAGTCATAAAATCCACCCATCATTTTTGAGTGATGTCCATTTTGACCAGATCCACCTACTGTTCCTCCACCAGCCCAAAAAGCAGATACTAAATCGCCAGAATTAGTTCCTTCTAATCTGCAATATCCATTAACTGATGAGTTGGCATTACCAGTCATCCTTCCAAAATAAAAACCAGTTGAACCAGGATAATAATTTGATGAAGCGCCAACATCGCCAGCTACATAAGTGCTTTCCCATTGTAAAGTTGGACCTGCGTAATAATAATTAGAACCTGAATCAGTATTAAGTCTAATCCAGATATTAGCGCCGGCAGATGCGCTACTAGCATCGGTAATAAGAATCATTAAATTATTTTTTGCAGTAATACCTGAAACTGTAATTGTTGCTGCACCTGTAAGATTTGTGCCACCACTATTTAATAAAGTCCAAGTTAAGCCACCGCCACCAGCAGCAGCCCAAGTCGGCACTCCACCAGCAACAGTTAAAACTTGACCTGTTGAGCCAATTCCAAGTCTTGCTAATGCTGGCCCTGAACCTTCATAAAGCATATCTCCAACAGTTGTTAAAACTGAAGTTGCTGATGGTTGCCAAGACGGAACTCCTGCATTAACAGTTAAACATTGTCCGGATGTTCCAATGCCCAATCTTGTATTGGTGTTAGCAGTTGATGAACGATATTCAATATCTCCAAGTGTTGTGGATGGGTTTAAATTCTTAGTTGTTGTATCAACTGAAGTTCCAAGCGATCTGATGGCTGATGCGCCATCCTTAACCAATGCGGTATCGTCTGGAGTAGTCCAGCCGTAGTTTGTAGTAGTTGCCATTTTTCTCCTATTATCAGGCTACGATTGTAGCGTATTCCCATGTCAAAGTCGTGCTTAAAGTGTTCCAAGCCTCTGTGATCGGAACTGTGTTCCAACGCATTGCAACCTGACTAAACGCCACAGGCGATAAATTGATTGTCAGGAATAATTCATTGAATCGAGTGCGCCAAGACCAACCCTCAACATAACCCTCAAATTCACCAGCTGAGATTTGTGTTGGCAGGTTTTGAATATTCAAAGGCTGACCCATAAAAACGCTCAAAAGGTTATCTCTGTCGCTGTCATCGATTTCAGGGTTAGTGATTGGAAAAGTGATGGATTGTAAAGCTGCTAATGGAAAGGCTCGCTGGGCTATATATCGATCTGCCACAGCTTGAGCATCTACCGCTGAATGTAAAACTGAGTTTATAGTTTCAGCTTTGTAGCCATATAAAGCAATCGATGATGCACTTGAAGCGGTTTTTTGTGATCCAAAGGCATTACCATAATTGATATAAATATCGTTGCGAATATCGGCTGATCTAGTAATTGTCGATAAACCTTGACCTAAAGCATGGTTAGCATCTAGATCAACATAACCATTGGCTAAAAGGTAAGTCTGTCTGTGGTCAGCATCAGCGTATCCAATATCTCCATTAGAGGATTCATACAAATAGCCAAATGCGCTGTCAGCAATAAAACTTGCAATGTTGTAAATGGTATCTGGGTTAGCAGCTCTATTTTCCATTGTGTAAAGACCGGGTTGATCGATTTCGCCTAATCCTTGATTTCCAGCGGTTGCCCAAGTTTCGGTTGCATTGTAAGTTGCCCAAGTTGTAGCTGCTGCAACATCATTCCAAGATGCAAGCAAAACACTTGAAAGTAAGTTGTAAATCTGGTTGCCATCCTCATCCTGTGAGATTGTGCCGTTGTAGATTTCTTTGGCAAGTTTGACTAAAGATCCCATTGCTAGGATGGTGTAATTAACCACAGTTGCAACCGACCCAGTTGCACCAACCTCAACAGTAATGTCAGTTATATCTCCACCAAACAAATTAACATAAGATCCAGAACTATTCTTGACTTGCAAACTCAAACTATCATTTATAGCAAAAGGCAGGGTTTGACCTGATAAAGCAACTAAAGCAATCTGTAAATAAGATGGGTTAGGCTGAGAGTAAATATCAGTTCGACCCGCTTGATGCGTTATGTCGGAGATTGCGATATTTGTGTAATCAGTACCCGCAACAGTCAGTTTCCAGTCTGGTGTCCAAACTGTCATTATCGAGCCCTAGTAATCCCGCTGTTGTAAAGCTGTGGAACTGATCTTGATGCGCTCTCATTTAAGACTTTGGCAACAGCTCTAGCAGCACCCTCAGAATCAACCGATTGAACTGTAATGTTATTTACTGTTGTGCTTCGAGATTCTCTAGTGTTTGGAGAAATTGATGGCAATGACGACAATTGAGCAGATGGTGCTGGATTAGGAATTGATCCGATATTTACACCCGGAACAATGTTGGCAACTCTGATCAACTCATTGGCAAGTGATACAACCAACCCGATTGCTTCTCGAACAAATGTAATAAATCCTGAGATAATTCCAGCCACTACTGAAATGCCTTTTCCAAAACTTTCAGCACTTCTCTGAGTTTCATTTAATGATGCGCTTAATCCTTTATCACCTGTTAATCCTGCAATGAAAGCATTAAGGGTTGGGATGCCAGTTTCATTTAAGAATCCAATAAATCGCTCAACCTGTGGCAATAAAGCAACGCCTAGGCTTTCCTTAGCCTCATCAAATCCAACTTTCAATCGATCAATCTTGCCTTGGAATGTTTCGGCGTTTGCAGCTGCTGCGCCACCATAAAGATCAGATAACTTTGCTTGAACTTCGGTAAATGAAAGAGTAGATAATTCAGCCTTTGATAAACCAAGACCTAATCTGCCTAGAGCTGTGGTGTTGCCATCCTGAGCCCTGCCTAATGCGTTTGCTACTTGCTCAAGTTCTAATCCTCGACCTTTTGAAATATCTAAAGCAAGATTTAATAATTCTTGAGCCTTGGTTGTATCTTTAGTTGAAACCGCAAGTCTTTGAAAGGCTGGGCGTAATTGATCGTCAGCAACGCCTGTGGCTAAGGAAGTCTGCAAGATCATGTCCTCAGTAGCTTTTATTTGAGCATCAGTTGCCCCTGTAGCCTCTCTAAGGGCATTGGCTAACCTTAACTGTGCCTGCTCATCCTCTATGGCAGCCTTGACCCCGTCAATGGCTAATTTAGTGCCATAGGCAACGGCAGCAGCAGCAGCCACCGCAAATGCAGCAGCAGCCTTTTTTCCAAACTCTGAAATTTTGTTTGAGTTATCCTCGACCGCTTTGTCAGCTTCGCCAAGTTTCTTTTTTAGATCATCGACATCAGCAAGGATCGATAACTTAAGCGTTCTATTACCGGTTGCCATTAGACCCATTCCTTAATAATTCGATCAAAACTTTGTTCCCACTTGTTAATCAATTCAGGCTGAATTCTGCGAAGGGTTGGATATATGAACCATCCTCGGGATCCACGACCTTGCCTGCCAGAATAACTGGGAAACTGTTTGAACTTATTCGAACCAAACTCAATGCCACCCCATAGGGTTTGCGTAGTAGCACCACCTGAAAACTTTTGTCGTGCGAAGCCGTAGCTGAACTCACCGATCTTACTTGATTTAGAGATGCTAACGCCGTCTGCGACTCTTTCCGCAACCTTGCCAGCCTTTGTTCTAGTTCTAGCTGCCTGTTTAATTTCCTCTGATACAAAATACGCCAGAGCAGCAGATTGCGCTCTTGCTTCCTCAGTAGCCTGATCGTCCATAAGTTTGAAGGCTTTGTAAATATCACGCAGATCTTTTTTATTGTAGGCAATAGTTTCACTTGCCATACTTTGCCTCCAATACTTCGATCGCTGTTAATATGTCATCCGCATCAACCCACTCTTTCATCGGTATCTTGGTGGCAATTGCCAACTCAACCAATAATCGATTTAGGCTTCCTGCTGGGTGGCTTTTGGGTTTGCATCACCGACAATTACATCGCTGACAGTTTCCATCCAAGCCTCAAATGGTTTTACTGGTGTTCCAGCACTTGCTCGCTTATGAGCGTTGTATGCCAAGAACATAAGATCCCACATGCCAAGTTTTTCTTGAACTTGACCAATTGTGTTGCCAGTTTGCTTTTCCCATTTTGCCCACTCAGGCGGTTGGGCTACATAAGTGGCTTGCTCGCCTGAGTTATATTCAATTGTAATTGGTAGTTTCATTTTGCTCCCGTTGTTAGATTTTAACTAAATGTTTCTACTACTGCACCCTTTGAAACTGTGAAAGTAAATGACACAGTTTGTGCATCTACTCCTGATCCGCCGGCTGTTGGAAACTCTGGCTTTACTGGAAACACAAATTGTGCTCCTGATGCAGCTGTAAGAGTCATGCTGATATCTGTGTCAGGTGCTGATTCAGCAGCAGCCCATAGAGCCTCACAAACTGAGTTTGCCTTGCCCCAATCAGCAAGCATGTCCAATTGGAATGTTCCTGAAATGTTTGTGGTTTTGTAAGCCTCGCCATCAAGAGTCTGATAGACCTGACGCTCATTAACCTTTGTTAGAACTGCGTTTGTCGCTTGTGCTTGAATATCTGTTCCACCTGTGAAAGATAAACCAACATCACGACCGGTAATTACGACTGTTGCCATGATTTCTCCTTATGCTGTTTGTGTGTAGTAGGTAGATACTCGAACATCTGCGATTAGCAGCGTACTTGCACCAACT